CAAGTTTGTTGATATTACTATGTATTCTCCGTTATTAGTAGCATTAGGATCACTGTATTTAGTTCCGGAACGAACACCAACAACTTGTGATACATCTAAAATAGAACGTCCTGCCGGAGAAGATAAAGGTTGTGTGCTTAGGACCTCAGTAATTGGAGCAAAGGGTAAAGTAAATGAAGTAACTAATCCTTGTGCGGGAGGGTATGTATAAAATCCCGTGGTTCCTTGTTGTGATGATTGAAACTTAAATCTGTTAGAACCAGTAACTTCTGTGATAGTGTAGCTTCCGTTTATATCAGGAAAACTTGATCGGAATACACCATTAATAACAATTTGATCTCCTACAGAAAACCCGTGGTCAGTAAGTTTAATTGTAACAGTTCCGTCAGTTACAATTCCAACTGACTCCATTACTCTAGGCAATATTCCTATAGTAGTAGTAGGATCAACTCCGACGAACTCACTCGAGTTAGGTAAACGAAGTGTATCTTGTCCTGTAGCAAACGGAGCATTTAGAATATTAATTCCACGTCGAACCTGCCACTCCCCATTTAAATCAAGGCGACCATTCTTTGATTCAGCCAAGATCCCTTTCTGTAATTGGTCAGGGCGGACACGATTATTAAACCCAGAGAATGCAATCTCTAGGTCTTCTTGCATTGGGTCGTCTTCACGACCGTAGGATCTATATCTTCCGGGCATTAGCAGTTCCAAGCTTTGCGGCTCCAGTAGTTAGCCGACATCTTGTTTGATTTACCTTTAATTCCTCCGCTTCTTGCACAGTAGCTTTTCTTCCGTGCCGGACGGTTTTTCTTTATGGTCATGTTTGCATCACCAAACCTGACAACCTTTTCTTTGCCACCTTGGCAAGCCTTGACAACAAACTTCTTCCCACCTTGCACATCTCTGCGAGGTGAGTTGCATTTCATTTTACTTTTATTTATTGCCACGTTTTACTTTTTCTTTTTAGTCGGCGGTCTTCCTCGTTTGGTTCCGTATGTTCCTTTTCCTTTTGGCATAATTATTTCCTTTTCTTTTTCTTTTTAGGGAACCCAGCTTTCATATTTTTGTAAGCTTTGTCCGAGATTGTAGACTTAGATTTTGATCGACTGCTTCCTGCTTTCTTACGTTTGTTTATGTTTTCGTATAAACTCATATTTATTTAACTTGAGATGATCCAAAGTAAAAACCAACAATAGCTAGTGCTGTCTGGCGAACCTCCGGTAGAATGACGAATCCTTGCAGGGTGTCCCATCTAAGGGTCTTGAATAGCCCTAGAAAGCCGTTTGTTTCCCTGCCTACAGTTACCCCTACGTCAGTGAATGCAAAGACGAATGGGGCTACTACAATGGCAAAGAACGTTATTGCTACTAATCCCCGGCGAACCCATACACCGCCCCGGGCAGATGCTTTGTCCGCAGACAGGTCCGCCACGTTCTGACGTTGGATCATTGCCTCAAGGGCACGACCCTGTGCTTCGGCTTGAGTGGCTATAAGTTTCATTATAAATCCTGAAACACTACCGCCTAGCATTGCTAATAGTTCTATTGTCATTTGTTCATCCCTTTCCATATTTTAATAATGGATGATACCATGTATCCAAGTGTAGCCAAGCCTACGAGCAGGCTGACGAATGCATTAATTTCCTGTAATCCTAATGTAGCCAAAAAACCTCCAGTTCCTATAAATGATTTTGTAAATATTTCTTCCATAATTAATTCAATGCGGGTAGATTAACTGTCCATCCTGCCGCTACTAGTGTGTCCTTGTCGGCTAATCCTGCTGATGTAGGGTAGCCATTGCTTCCACTTATGTCTATAATGTTTGGGCTAGTTGTGCCGGCATTAGCAAAAGCATTTAATATTTTATCAACCTCGACTGTGGATAGCTGGCAATTACTAGCATAGAATCTTGACAGTTTATTTGTTACGTCGAAGTCAGATGCTAAACTAAGATCGTTTTTAAATCCACGATTCCAAGGTTCGCCTGCACCAACGTGATAAAATGTTAAAGCTGTAGCACCTGAAAGATTTGGTATTTCACCCGTTAACATAACCTTGGGATAAACTCTTGAATATGTTTGTCCATCGTCCTGACCGTATGCTAAGTATGATTCGATTACAGTATTGGCACTTAAGTCGTGTATACCCCCTTCAAATGCATTGCTTTGAACTTGATATTTTTTTGTAGTTGAACTTAAACTTGGAAGTTCTCCGTTAAATTTATTGCTCTGAATAAACATATTCTTAGCAGTAACGTTTGAAGGAAATCCCCCGGGAATTGAATTGCCCTTAAAGTTAACGGTTATGTAATCTACATTGTTACCATTATTCCATTTAGGCATTGGTTGCTTTATACCTAGATTTTCCAATTTTAATGTGCCTGATCCGCCAGTAATTGCATCCCAATAAAATGTCAGTCCGTCTAACTTTTTTATAGCATCAGATGCTGAACCGCCGGCATCAATTCCACCAGTAAATATAGCATCAGTAGTTACGGAAATTGCACTGCCCGATGGAAAACTAGTGTAGGTTTGACTAACATTATTTAAAGAGCTTGAGCTTGTTCCGTCACCAAAATAAACAGTCCCGGTTCCGCCTCTAAAAAAAGTAAAGCTGTCATTGCCATCACCTCTAGTAATAAAAGAAAACAACCTTAACCTAAAGGGATCAGGATTTGGTAGATCACCTGTATCGATAAGACCTGCCCCCACGTCCCCAAAAGCTCCATGATCCGCCCCGAATGATTGAAGATCAGGTCCGGACAGTAAACTGAATTGAGATGATTCCATCTACGATGACATCTCTGTTCCGTATACAATAGCAGTGCCACTGTCAGCAATGAAACTAGCAACTCGTGCGGCTTGAATGCTTAGAGAGTATGCACGTCCGGCATACAACTTGTGACCGTTTGCTGTACTTGGAGTAGATCCATCAAGTGTCATAAATACATCTGCTGTTTGAACATCAAATGAAATAACATTAGTAGATTTATCAAAGGCTCCAAACTCAACTGCGGCACCGGATGTTACGGATAAACGTTGGGCACTGGCACCTTGTGTTGGGCTGAGGTATAGATTTGTAACGAATGAATTAGCCATTATCTTGATTGTGTTGAAACGTAAGTAGTAAACTTACGTCGAATTGTATTATTGTTTGAGATTATATCGAGCTTCTCTAGCTCGCTTGCTAGGTAAGAGGTTGCTTTATTTTCTTCGTCCATTGCCTTACTAGTCTGTCCGTCCATACGGAGGAAGTCAGCATAAGTAGCATGAGCGGCAAAGTAGAAAAATTCCTCGGGAATATCTGCTGAGGTTTTTGTAAAATCAACAAATGCTTTTTTGTAGGTTACATAAACTGAACTGTCAGTTGTGCTACCTAGGTTCATTACGTGAGCACCGTTCGCATCAACATAAAAGTTATACTCCAGACTTCCTGTATTAAGAAACGGCTGGTCACGATGAATACGTTGGAACTCAGATATAGGATCCTTTGCCGGACTTGTTTGTATAAACGGTACAACTTGGTCACTTGATATTGTTCTCTTTTCTCCTACGATAATGTAAGATGTCCACATCTGCGAAGCATTGTAAGCCTCATACAACCTGCGGTTAGCTAAACGTAAAAGATCATTTTCTTCACTGGAAGTAAATGAATTAACACCGGCTAAAGACCGGACTAGTTGGAATAAATCTGAGTAACTTTTAGCCATTAAACTTTGTTGGGACTTAGGTCGGGATACTCTCTGTTAAAAAATTTAAGAAAATCTTTGCTGTGAACTGTTGCATGTCCGTATGATTGGACCAATCGCATGTAGTCACGAGCCGGGATTGTGGCAATGCACTTGCCAAGAATTGGGTGAGTCTTACCCACATTCGTCTGTGCTTCTTTACGTGCTATATCAACACGTTCTTTTTCGGTAGCTTCTTCATTAACAAGATATTTTTTAAGATGATCTTGTAGGTCTGTGTTTATTTCTTCTGACATAAAAAAAAGAAGCTCCCTGCCCCAGATGGGGCAAGGAGACTTCGAGTTGAATTAATCGATCTGAGTGATCTTGCCGTGAGCTTGAGGATGGTATACACCAAGTCCAAGAACACAGTCAACGAAACCACGTTCGCCACCACCTTGATTAGGCAGACGAGTTGAACCCATTGGGATCAGTTCGTGGATGCCGTAGTACTCGGGGTTAACCAAGTATCCAGTAGCAGTAGTTGTGGTGCCAGTAGAAGCAGGCATACAAGCAGGATTACCATTGATGATGCTCACGATACCGTGGTCACTTTGGTAAAGCTCAACCGACAACTTGATTGTGGAAGAACCACCATCATAGTTAACCGAACGAACTGAATCAGAGAGAAGTCCACCGACACGAGCGAAATCAGAGATTACACGACGAAGACCTGTGTCAGCAATAAGAGTCAAGCTGTCTACGTTGCCTGTTTGGCGGTAGATGCTGGAGATCAAATCATTGAAGGTAGCTTCGTTGAATCCAATTGCACTATTAATGCTACTAGCAGGAGTCTCGAATCCAGCAGGAACTAGTCCGGCGGCAGGGGTGTCATCGATGAAAGCACCAAGACCAGCAGTAAGATAAGGGTTTGCACCGCTACCAACTTGTTTGTCCTGAGTGCCACAAAGAGCAAGCTCCATGTCACGTTTTAGTTCACGAATTGACTTCGCTTCAGCTTCAGCAAGTTTAGCAGGACCAACAGAATCAGTAGCCTCTTGGAGGTCCGATACACGATAGTCACGGCGGAACTTCTGCACGTAGTTAGATGTACGTTCACGAGCGGCAAATGCATCAGTGAATGTTGCAACGTCAGCACCTTCGACAACACCTGCGGCGGCTGGATCATCCAGCTTGTCAAGTGTCCATTCAAAGAGAACGTTGCTAGCTTTTTTGCGAGAACCGCCGGAGAGAACTGGAGTCTCCTCGGGGGCAAGTACTGACAGGATGTCGGTTAAGTCTTCACGATTGGAAGAAGCCGATCCCGGTAATGTTGTAAATGTATTAGAAAATGCCATTGTATTAAATGTTTATTGATTAGATAACTGAAGGGTTCGTAGACGAATGAAATCACTTTTGTTTCCGCTATCACGGAATTGTTGACTTATTGATTTGATGCTTTGAGCCTTCTTAGATGTAGAACGATCTGATACCGATGCCGAAGGAATGCCGCTTTTAGGAGGATTCATGGATCCAACTGGCTTCCTTGCATACAAACTATTTGCCGCATGGGCAATTAGGTATGGTAGTTGTGCGGAGACTTCGGGCATTACTGATTCAAGTTTTTGCAAACGAGGATCTTGTAACATAGCCTGATACTTTTGGTTAACGTCATTGCTGTCGTCATCCATCCACGTCAATTCTTTTTTAGCTTGTTCGGCAAATGCAGATTTTAATTGCACTGACTGAGCTTGCTCTTGGAGTTGACGTAGGCGATCAGGTAGTAAGGTATCCTTTGTTTTACGTGCATTACGTAAAGTCTGACGGACTTGAGCTTTTGTAAGCTCTTGACCATTGGCTTCAGTAACAACGTCTTCAGGTCCGTAACCATCGCTATTAAAAATAAGATCTTCTGCCCATTCGATTACTTGATCCATTTCTTGTGACTTGCTTTTCAGTTCTTCAACTGTATTCAAATCATTGAAAGGATTGTCTTCGATTGGCTTCTTTGTATTAAGAGGATCCTCTGCTTGCATCTCTGATTTCAAACGAGCAAGCTCTTCTTCGGCTTGTTTACGTTTAGCTGTCAGTTCTCCAAACCTAGCAACGGCACGACTCCCTAACTTTTCAGCTAGTTCCCGTAATTCGTCTTCGGACATATCGTCCATATTCATCTGAGAAAGAACATCATCAGCAGATTCTTCTCCGGTTTGTTCAACCGTTTCTGTTTCTGCATCAACAATTAGGGGTTCATCTTCAACTGATTCGGGAGCTACTTCCTCGGTTTCTTGAGTAGCAACTTCTTCGTCAGTTGGGATTCCTCCCAAGCGAGCTTGAGCGAACTCAGCTACACTGATATTTGTACTGCCCACTGAACTTGCGGCTTCAGCGATTTCCGTATTTGATTCGTCTGTCATAATTACCCACTCCTTAACGGCGAGCGATGCCGATGGTTTTTATTATATCACACTTAATTTCTATGCTTCTCAATAAGAGAATCATAGTCAACCATGTGTAAAATTTGATCATATGACAACAGTCTACCACTGATCTGTTGCATATTGTCTGAGTTAGCAAGGTGCAGTTCTTCAATGCACTCTTCTCTCATTGTTAAAACAAATCCCATGAAGCGAGCAAATGCTTCGTATTGAGATAATGTGTCTAAATCTTCTTGTATGTTAGTAGCTGGACTCGTTTGCATTTTGTGTATTTACGTTGCCGACTTCTGCCGGGGATGTTCCGATACGTCCGATCTGTGCATTCTCTGCTTGTTGCATTTGGAATGTATACTGACCTACGTATTTTTGTAAACGTTGAGCAAACATTTGATCTTGCTGTAGGCGACCTGCTATGTCTTCTTGTTGTGAATATTCTTGAACAAGTTGGACTGCGGTTTGACCACCGTTAGCTCGTGCTGGCATTTCAATACCGGCAAAGATCTTAGCCAAGTCATCGGTTACTCCACGAATAATTTCGTCTTGAGCAACTTGAGGCGACTGGAGTATGCCATCTGCTAGAACCGGATCAATGGATGATGCGATTGCTGTAAGTAGATTATCTACATTCATTAGACCATTGCGATCATACTGAAGCATACCAAGCATTCCTTGTAACTTTTGTGCCTGTGCCTCTGGATCCGTAGTAAGTACATCATAATTAATCATGATGTCAAAGTTTTCATTTGGATCTCCCTTAACCATCTGAACTGACTCAGGGACACCGGTAACCCGGAAGAATGTGCTATCAGGTCCGAACCTTTGGTAGCATTTGAATGCCATACGTAGGACCTTAGCATTGTGCTGAAGAAACTTATCGACCAAGAATTGCTTGCGAACACCGCTAATTTGACTGGTTTCATCTAGTCCGCACAAGCGATCAGCCTGAGCCTGTTGGGTTTGTTCCATTTCAATGGACCCGGTTGGCGGTGGCGGAGTAGGTGCAAAGTCAATATCCCCCTTGCGACGATAAGGAATGTAACGACCGGGACCCCAATCAGTTGGTGCCTGACCCACTGGGTGAATGATCGGTGGCATTGTAGCAATGCTGTTCCGGTCAATACGTGAGTCACGTTCGATCTTAATTTGGTTTTGAATACCACGAAGGATCTGAGGGAAAGTCATCGTATCATACATACGTTTGCTATCCTCAGATAAACGTGTGACTACAACTGGGTAATCTTCGTATCCGTTAAGTAATTCAAACTTTGCAAAGCCCGGGATGTCGCCATCTCCGCTAAACTCTCTGTGAAAGACTGTGCAATAAATACCTTGTGCACCATCTTCTTGATCTACTAGACGTTGATAGCCATAGATGATTTCAATTAGTTCGTCTTGCTGATCAGTATTATCAGTAAAGATCATGCTACGGTTCTGATCGCTATCACGATCAACCATGTTGTCGCTTGTTCCGCGATACCTTTCAATGATGTGCTGAACAAAATCAGCATCCCATCCGTCAGTAGTAACCTTACCCTCTAGCTCTTGAGCCGTGTATGATGTCCTCCAAAAGCAATAAGGTGCCCGTTGCGGATCAGTAACATAACTAGGGAAAAAGAAATCTCCGTCAGGGGAAAGTGTTTTAATTTCAGGTGCATCTACTAAACGGCGGATCAAAGGAAGAACCGTCTCGCTAGTATTGCGAAGTTCTTTGATAGCTTTTTTTGCTGTTTTAATATTGATACCATCAAACGTAGTCTCAATAAAAGCGGCGAGTTCGTCATCGTTACCCCCATCAAGGATGGAGCGATAGATCTCTGGGTTCATTTGCCCTATCTGATCCATGGTTACAGTTTGTTTGAATCGAGTATCTTCCCGGTTCCAACCTACGTATGTAACCATTAACCCTCGTTCTAGCATATAATTAGCACCTAGTTCCATTTCTTCGGCGAACCGATTAATGTAACCACTTGTAACCATCCAACGGAGAAAGTTTGAAACAACCTTTGAACGTCCAATGTCAGTGATCTCAACGGGGAATGCCCGGATATTTGCACGAGTAAGTGCTGACATGAACAAAGATACCAAACGTGTAATACGTTCGTCAATAGTATGAGCCTCCATATCTGATGCACCTTCCCAAGGGAAAGCATCTGCTCCGTGCTTGCGGAGATCCCGGGACTTACCGTTCCAGAAATTGCGGCGGTCATCATAAGATGTGCGGCACACATCAAAGTATGGTTCTAGCTCAAGCACCGTCTGATCGTAAGCACGGCGGAGAGCCTTGACGTTGGGTTCATCCCCAACATATGTTAAGGATTCAAAAATATCTTCGTTCTGCATTTAGTTTTTTTCTAACGGTTGTGATTACCTGATGGACATAGCCCTTATTCACCCCGATTTTATCACACAAATCTAAAGGTTTCATAGGTATGTTTTCTTGGTTATTGCAATACCTCTGGAGTATCTCCCAAGATAGCAACCGGTCAACCTGTTGATCTATAAAATCCGGATCAAGAGTGATGTCTAGTGGGGATGTATCTGTAGCTGGATCCTGCATTATCTGTAATTTCTTCTACCTTAATTATTTTATCAGTTAGTTTGCCCTTGAACCTACGTGGCACAACTACCGGAACTCGTTTACCTAATTCATTTAAATAAACATAAACATAGTTAGGGTTAGGTGCCTGTTGTGTTACCTTACCTGTGTAGTAGTTAGGGATTAGCTCAGGTGTATCTAGTTTATCTTTAACTATACTGACCGCATTCTCGGTTAACCAAGTGTTCTTACCCTTGCCGCTAATATCATCTTCGGAAACATTATCCTCAATGATAGTAGAGATAGTTAAAAAGTCTACCTCTAGTTCTTCTGCTAATGCTGTTGCTTTTATCTTAGCCATTTAATATCCTCCTGTTGTTTTTTGTATTACCTTCATGTCCTTGTTGGTAACATGGTCAGGACCTTCGCCCCGGTTAGCCATACGTAGATAACGAATCACGTCAAAGAAATCCTTTAGTGGTTCGTCAGCTTTTCCGTTGGCATTGTAGTTAATTAAACTGTCAATAAGGTTGCCGCATCGTTCGTGTATGTAGCAACGAGGTTTATTCATATCATCAATCTTTGCATTGGGGTTATAACTAAACCAATCGTCCAGTGCATTGATACCCATGTCCTGTGTCCTGCCATCTGATGGTACAAATGATAAGCCATGATCGTAGAATGTAGTGAATAAGTCGTCATTATTCTCGTTTTCTCGGGCAAAATAACGTGAATCCCCTATCCTTTCAAAGACTTCTACCCCGTGTGATTCCTCTATTCCTAGGAATAAATCGGTGTATCCTTGCACATCGTAGCCTATTTTCTTTGATGCTGGTCCACGTTTCCACTTTGGGTCCCCGAACATTGCCCACTCTCCGTGTGCACCTCGGTCCGGAAACTCATCGAAGATATATATCTCTCCTTCTTCGTTAACCGCCGCCCATATAGCTACACTGTTCCGGGCACCTGCCGGATCCATCACCATGTAAATGGTGTAGTCATCGTCATTAATCTCCGGGAACGTCATTCCGTATTTGTTTGGAATGTCGCTAAGAACATTTATCTCAGTTGAGAACAAAGGTAGCAGTGATGTCATTGACTTCACCGGCACACCGTAGGCACGAACTAAGACCTCTTCCTCCGGGCGACCCTTAAGGTCTTTGCTTAGACGTTCATAACCACCGAAAGGATTTTCATCTGAGTGCAGATAGACAATGCCGGCATCTCTGCCGGGACTGTATTGCCGGATTGGTAACTGGCGGTTATTTAAAAGGCTAGCCTGTCTGGTCTCTAGTGTTTCTGCATTGGTGCAATACTCGCTGATGAATGGTGTGAACCCATCAATGGGGGTAAACCCAAGTATCATCTTTGAATTGAATGTAGCCAAACGGAAACGAAGTGTGTTAACCAAAGCCGCATCACCAAGATACTCATCAAGCCATGCCCCCATGTTTAGGTGGTCTGGCTTAGAAGGGAACCCAAATTGCATACCCTCTAAGATGGTTTGGTTATTTGAGAACTGTGTGTAAGTCTTGAAGTCAACCCGAGTCCGGGTATCCGGAAAGATAAATGAGCTTCCGGTGAATCCATTTTGCATAGAGAAGTTAATGTATCCCTCCGTGCTCTTGGTCTTTTTCCGGAACTCCTTGGGCATCATCTCCCACATGGCGGCTTGCTGAACCTTGACGGAGGTATCCGCATTCTGTGAGAAACAAACTATGTGACCGTTCATGTTCTCCATGACGGATTGCATAACTATCTTTGCACACCCGGTAGTCTTCCCGGATCTGTTACCTCCGAGGGTAAGGACCTCATTGTATTCCTTTAGTCCGTCCCGGATCCTGCCCCATCCCTCTAACTCAAACCCGTATCGGACCGGATCGTGAGTAGCGGCTTCTATCCTGCCCTCGTGAGCACGGTGCAGATCCTCGAGTAACTGAGGATCTTTCTTTGCTAATAGAAGAATCTCTTCGTCACTAGGGGTATCTAGTATAGGATGAGGTGTAAATTCAATGGGCATTAATTAAAAATAAATAACAACCTTGTTGCTTAGGCTCAGTATAGCTCCGTGCCCTTGAAGTGTAATCCTTGGATTTTCGTCAGTTGGTTCACCGACACCGGCTATGCGGTGAAGGATATGACCGAAGTGCGAATACATATGTCCCGGCTTGTAGTCAACGTATTGAGGTTGGTCCGTGTCATTGTCCAGCCATACATCTAATCCTGCTTTGCCCGGAATATTAATAGCTATTGTAAATGAAAACGGAGATTCAAATGGTTCTGACCAGTATATCCTACGGTAGGGTTTGTCCTCGTGGGTGTGTCCTTGTTTTCCGGCGGAATCCTTTCCAAAGATATGGAATCCGGGTAGTGCCCCGTATGGGTGGAACTCAACGGGTAGACCCATTAGCTCTGACATCTGATTCATTAAGCTCTTATATAACTGACCAAAGTTAGCTTCAAGCACTGGGTTTGTTTTATCGGCTAGCCCAGCATATTCCATTAAGTCATCTAAGTATACTGATGCACCAAGTGTATTAAAGAATCCTCGCTTGGTGAATGAATCACTCAATGAAAGCACGGTATCCGAAACTTCCTTAGCTTCTGCCTCCGTTATTATTTGGTTGTCGTATATCATATCAAATATCCTCGTCTTCGTCTTCCTCTACCCATTCAAAGTTAAGCTCGTCTACCTCTAGCTCTTCCCGGACTTCTCGCATTAGCATCTTGCCGATTGGCAAGTTAGTGTAGTCATAGAACAATTCTCCGTCATCATTCATTACTATGAACATATAGTTCGGGAAGTGCTCGGATAAGATAGCCCGAACGTTCTCGTGTACATCCTCATGGTATTCTGAATTAATCGACATCAATAACTTCTGCTTCTTTCAGTTTCCGGATCCGGTCCTCTGCCGCCTTGGCGGTAGCCTCGTAGTCCTCTTGGGTATATACTTTCCGGTCCTCGGTGATATTGGTTGCCTCACCCCGGGCGGTCAGTGCTTCCCGTGCGGCATTAGCTTTAGCTATTGAAAGTTCTTTAAGATCCCGGAACGTAGCTTCTAGTTCCCCGGATTCTAACCGGTCCCGGACTATCTCAATGAGGTCCTCCTCTAAGCTGGACATATCTAAGTAGTTCTTAGCGGCTATCCTTCCGGACAGTTCCCGGAACTTACCTATGTGATCTGCATAGTCCGTAAGAACTGAGATGACAGTATGTCTATCGAAGCCGTATTTCTTAACTAGCCGGGTCTGACTAGATCCTGTGGCATACAGGTATAGCATCTTAGCTACCCGTTCAGGTGCAAACCTACTTAGACTATTCAGCTTACTGAACTCCTTCTGTTCAGATATGTCCTGAATGGACGTGGTTATCTCCTGCATTAACTCTTCCTTCTCTTCCATTTAATATAAAGTATTCTATACTAGCACTTAGGTGTCAAGCCCAATGTATGATACAATACACCTGTGGTACATAAGAAACCTTTCTGCCGTAGGCGAGAAAGAGTAATGATGATCAAGAGAACTCCTTATGTATCACCTGTTTGATAGTGGCTGTCAAGTCCAAAAACCTATGAGTGGCATATTTTTTTATACCCATGTTTATGTATATAGAGAGACATCGCCGCAAAAAATTCTGACCCCCTCCCCCCATGTCGCCGCAATGAGACTGAGACTCAATATCAATAGGCACCGAACTCCAAATGAGACAGGGTCGCAAAAAGTCGGGCTGTAGTTTTAATGAGACTGGGACTCAGTAGCACCTAAGAATCATTCTAATGTTCCACGTGGAACAATTTATTTCTCCTATAAAGAAAGTATCTTAGGGGGTGAATATGGGATGAGACTTGGTCTCAACAACACTTACTGCGACTGAATCTCATTAGGTATGGCATCGCCTCTGACGGCTCCCGTGAGCCTTTGAGGGGCAGGGTGCCATCTGAAAATCGGACGGCTTAGAGGGGCATTGACGGCTCATTAAGGGCTATAAGATATTACGTAAGTCGTTGATAGAAGTCATAAGTTATTGATAGAAATTACATAAGTCGTTGGTAATGGTATGTTCATTTATTTGTATTTCTTGCAGAAAAATCACTAAATCTGGTTGACCCTCATTTTGTTATCGACTGTTCACATTCTATCCACCATATTAAATCCATCATCTAATTATAACCTACTGAATAACACACTAAATAATACTAAATATGAGCACTAAAAAAGCAAA